AGACACAGCTGGTACTATGGTAAGAACTGATAGCGCAAGAGACCCATGGTTCTCACCTGCAGGTTTCAGTCGCGGCCAGATCAAAAATGCTGTCAAGCTGGCATGGAATCCTACAAAGGCAGAAAGAGACTCCTTGTATCAAAACGGTGTTAACCCAATAGTCACCTTCCCTGGCCAAGGCACTGTCCTGTATGGAGATAAGACATTAACATCTGAGTCAAGTGCGTTTGATAGAATCAACGTGCGTCGACTATTCATTGTTCTTGAAAAAGCAATATCGATAGCTGCTAACTCAACGTTATTTGAAATCAATGATGACTTTACAAGAGCTCAATTTAAGAATCTTGTAGAACCATTCCTGAGAGACGTTAAAGGCCGCCGTGGTATCACAGACTTCCAAGTCGTTTGTGATGGTACTAATAATACTGGTCAGATCATCGAGTCTAATCAGTTTGTCGGAGACATTTATGTCAAGCCTTCAAGGTCAATCAACTTCATCCAGCTGAATTTTGTAGCGGTGAGAACTGGCGTTGAATTCTCTGAAATAACCGGTCAATAAAATATAAATATAACTAATAGGTTTACAGGAGAAAACAAATGGCTTTTAATATAAGCGACTTTCGAGGTCAGTTAGAATTTGGAGGGGCTCGTCCCTCCTTGTTCGAGGTGCAAATCTTTAACCCAGCAAATAATACTGGCGATTTGAAAACACCTTTCCTTGTTCGTGCGGCTCAGCTTCCTGGCTCTACAGTTGGAACAATTCCAGTTTCATACTTCGGTCGACAAATTAAGCTCGCTGGTAATAGAACATTCGGTGATTGGACAGTTACAATAATCAATGATGAAGACTTTTTGGTCCGTAATGCACTTGAAGAGTGGAACAACCAACTGAACACTAGAGAAGGCAATGTCCGAACTTCTGGTGATAATCCGTCTTCTTACAAGTCAACAGCCCTCGTCAAGCAATTTGGAAAAGACGGAACTGTTATTCGCGTATACGAGTTTGATGGAATTTGGTGTTCAGACATAGCCCCGATTGATCTTAACTGGGACGGCGAAGGAATTCAAGAGTTCAGCACAACATTCCAATACGATTACTGGCGTGTACAGGGTGGAACGACCGGCGATGCTGGCGGTCAATAATATTATATAAAATTGGAGCATATAGATGTCTAACGTACTGTACCCTAAAGCCAAAGAAGACTTTCTTGCTGGCAACCTAAATCTATCGAGCAACACAGTTACAATTGCGTTGGTCGATACTGGTGTCTACACATTCAGCAGTGCTCATGAAGATCGAGCAGATATACCTAACAGTGCAGTAATTTCGACATCGACACTTGCAAGCACCTCTATAACAGGAGGTGTCTTCGATGCTGACGATGCAAACTTTACTTCTGTGACCGGCGCTAACTGTGAAGCGCTAGTTATATATCATACTGATTCACAAGGCGGAAACGCAACATCGAGACTTATTGCTTTTATAGATACAGCAGCAGGTCTACCTATCCTTCCCAACGGCGGTGACATCACAGTTCGCTTCTCTACTGGTGCTGACAAAATATTTGCACTCTAATACCCCTGCCCTTTAATATGTAATAACACAGGTAAAAAAGGGGTGCTAAATATAGGCAGCACCCCCTTTTTTATTGAGGTTGAATATGCAGCTCTTCGGTTTTGAAATTACTAAAACATCATCTGAACTTGCGGATTCCAAAAATCTGCAGGGCATCGTTCCAATGGATCAAGAGGATGCTGTTACAGAAATAGCTCCTGGTGGTATGTATGGAACGCATCTAGATTTAGATGCCACGGCTAAGTCTGAAGGTGACTTGGTTACTAAGTATCGTGAAATGGTGTTGATGCCTGAGTGTGATACTGCAGTAGAGGATATTATTAACGACGCTATCATAATGGAAAACAATGCGTATCCTGTAGAGATAGTTCTTGACGAAACAAAACTTCCCAATAGAGTAAAAAAGATCGTCAGGGAAGAATTTGATAAGGTCCTTTCGCTACTCGATTTCGGAAACAAAGGTTATGAAATATTCCGTAGGTGGTACGTAGATGGCCGGGTATACTATCAAATAGTGATAGACAAGAACGCCCCCCGCGAAGGTGTTAAAGAAGTTAGATACGTCGATCCCCGCAAAATTAAAAAGATGAGGGAAAACGTTGAGAAGAAGGATCCAAGTGGGGTAACAGAGTATCCTAAAATAAAAGAATTCTATCTGTACAATCCTAAAGGTATGGCCAATCAGCAGCAAGGAATTAAGATAGCTCCTGATAGTGTATGTTACGTTCCATCTGGACTTGTTGATGCACGCAACAAATTAACCTTAGGATACCTTCACAAAGCCATCAAGCCTCTTAACCAACTTAGAATGCTCGAAGATTCAGTAGTAATATACAGACTGTCTCGAGCCCCTGAACGTAGAATATTTTACATAGATGTAGGTAATCTACCCAAGGTAAAAGCAGAGCAATATCTGCGTGACATGATGGTAAAGCATAAGAACAAGCTGGTGTATGATGCTAGTACAGGTGAAGTCCGTGACGATCGACGCCACATGACTATGCTCGAGGACTTTTGGTTACCTCGCCGAGAAGGCGGCCGTGGAACGGAAATAACCACGTTACCTGGGGGTCAAAACTTGGGGGAGATGGATGACGTACTCTACTTCCAAAAGAAACTCCTCAAGTCTTTGAACGTACCTGTAAGTAGAATGGAAGCAGAAGTTAATTTCAACATTGGTCGTTCCACAGAAATATCAAGAGACGAAATTAAATTCCAGAAATTCATTAATCGAATACGAAACAAGTTCTCAATTCTATTTGACAATCTACTAGAGATACATCTTGCCCTCAAAGGTGTAATGACTAGATCGGAATGGAACGAAGTAAAGAATAGTATAACCTACAACTTTGCTAACGATAATCATTTCCAAGAGCTCAAGAAATCTGAAATAATGTCAGAACGAATGAGGCTGCTTGGCGAGATAGATCCATTGGTAGGCAAATACTTCTCATTGTCGTGGGTACGTAAAAACGTATTGCAAATGACAGAAGATGAAATAATTGCTATCAATAAAGAAATAGAAGTAGAAGGCAGTGACGAAGATATGGTCGACACTCAAGAACACCTTTCCTACATTGAAATTGAACCGGAAGATCCCATGGAAGTAACGGACAATACTCAAAACAAAACTCTTTCAGAAGAGGAAAAGCATCTCGTTGAGAGCATGACCAGATTCTACAATTCTATGTCCAGTGACTACGAAGAACCTAAAGAAGAATAAAAATGTTACCTCTAGATGAAGCCAAACTTCTAGCAACCCTTCTTGGCGTTCTCAAAAAAGAAAACAGCAAAGTCAAGGAGGATCTGCTAAAAGAGCTGTATCAGGAGCTTCAGAAAGAGATCGATGATCAGTCTGGGGTCAAATACCTCCAGCTCGATGAATTGGAAGAGCCCGTACCTATTCAGGTGTTCAAGGGCGAACAAGGTAAAGAAGGTCCGCGAGGAAAACAAGGACAGAAAGGTACCAAGGGAGACATAGGACCTCAAGGCGAAAGAGGTTCCATTGGACCTCAAGGTGACCGAGGCCTCGTTGGATCAATTGGACCTCAAGGTATACAAGGCCTTGTAGGTAATCAAGGTCCTGCCGGTAAGGATGGTAAGGACGGCCTTGATGGTCACACCCCCGATGTAAAACCAATTGAAGATAGACTCTCAAGACTTTTCGATGAGTTTAAAGGAAGTGTGTCTGCGCAAGTCACGCGCATGGCATATGCAAAAGGACCTGGCGGCCTTGGAGGGTCATCATCCGGCTCTGGTGAAGTAAGACTCTTACGATTAGACGACGTCGATGACACTAATCTAGCTGATGGCAAAGCGTTAAGATATAACGCAAGCCTCGGTAAGTTTGAACTCGTAGCGCCATTTAATCCTGAAGCTACAGGTCACCTAATACCATCCGCCAACAATGTGTATGACCTGGGTTCTCATGGTAACCAGTGGCGTGACTTGTACCTTAGTGGCAGCTCGCTATTCATAAATGGCGTACCTGCAATGCAGCAGGATGCTAATACGGGCAATATATTACTTGCTACCAACACAGTAGTATCTGTTGCGAATGGTGCAATTTTACCGGTGGCGGCGAGCTCGATTGATAAAGAGACCGGACTGGTATTACCTCAAGCCACAGTTGCAGACCTAGATGGCTACCTGCAGGTGGCCAACGCTAACATCCTACTCGACGGCAAAGCGAATGCCGTTGATCTGTCTCAATATCTACAAGTCGCCAATGCTATAAGCTCTAATGTGTCAGGAGTTACTAGCTACGACCAGCTGACTGGCAAGCCAAACCTCGATCAATATCTGCAAGTAGCTAACGTATCTAGCATTAATGCTGATTATAATAATCTCAACAATACTCCTAACCTTGACATATACGCTGCAAACAGTGCTCTTGCATTAAAAGCAGATACTGCTGATCTAAGCCAATACTTACAAGTAGCAAATAGCTTTAACCAGTCTTATAATGATTTGACTGATAAGCCCAACCTCGCCGTATACGCATCTAACACGTACGTCAATACGCAGCTGTCAAATAAAGCTGACGTATCGGCCCTTAACGACTACTTGCAAGTAGCTAATAATTTTAGTGGGGTATACGGTGACCTAACAAGTAAGCCTGACCTCGACATATATGCAACCAATACTGATCTTAATCTTAAAGCCGATAGTATTGACCTCACTCAGTATCTACAAGTTGCCAACGCATCGAGCATTAGTGTTGATTATAATAATCTTACAAATGCTCCTAACCTTGACATCTATGCATCCAACAATGCCCTGGCGTTAAAGGCTGATAGCGCCGCTCTAAGCGATTATATTCAAGTAGCTAATGTAAGTGCCCTAGTAACTCAAAGTATCGATAATTTAGTGGATAGTGCGCCTGCGGCACTCGATACATTGAATGAGCTTGCAGCTGCGCTGGGTGACGATAATAACTTTGCATCAACAGTAACTACTAACTTAGCTAGCAAAGCATCCAACACATATGTCAATACTCAACTAGGCACCAAAGCTAATGCTACGGATCTCAATAACTATCTGCTAGTAGCCAATAGCTTCAGCGAGTCTTACAATGACCTGACTGATAGACCTAATCTCGACATATACGCGTCTAATAATCATGTAAACACTCAGCTAAGCAATAAGGCAGATAGATCAGAGCTAACTGAATATCTGCAAGCAGCAAACAATTTTAGTGGCGTCTATAGTGATTTAACTGGCAAGCCCAATCTCGATATATACGCATCTAATACTGCTCTTGCATTAAAAGCTAATTCTACTGATTTGAATCAGTATGTGCAGGTGGCAAATGTCAGTGTACTAATAACGGATGGCCTGAACAGTCTAGTAGACGGGGCACCTGCTGCATTAGATACTTTAAATGAACTTGCTGCAGCTTTAGGTGATGATGGCGATTTTGCTACTACAATTACAACATCCCTTGCTGCAAAATCATCTAACACATATGTGAATACTGAGTTAGCCACTAAGGCGTCTAACACATATGTAAATACCGAGCTCGCCAACAAAACTTCATACACGTACGTTGACACACAGCTGAACGCCAAGGCTTCCAACGCCTACGTTAACACTCAGCTAAATATCAAAGCGTCGAACGCGTATGTTAACGTCCAGCTGGATACAAAGGCCTCCAATACATACGTTAACACTCAGCTATCCAACAAAGCCAATGCTTCTGATTTAGATCAGTACTTACAAGCTGCCAATAATTTTAGCGGTGTATATGGTGATCTAACAGGCAAGCCTAATCTAGATATATATGCCTCCAATACGGCAATGTCGCTGAAGGCAGATAGCACAGATCTCAATCAATATCTACAAGTCGCTAACACATTCAGTGAATCGTATAACGATCTAACTGACAAACCGAACTTAGATTTGTATGCTGCAAATAGCAGCGTAAATAGTGCCCTTTCTCTCAAAGCAAATGCTGCCGATCTTAATCAATACTTACAAGTAGCTAATGTAAGTTCGTTGATATCAACGCAGATAGACAACCTTGTAGATGGCGCACCAGGTGCTCTGGATACTTTAAACGAGTTAGCTGCGTCTTTAGGAGACGATGATAATTTTGCAGGATCGATTACTACGAGTCTTGCTACTAAGGCATCTAACACATACGTAAGTACCCAGCTATCTAATAAAGCGGATGTTGTTGCATTAAACGACTATCTGCAGGTAGCAAATACCTTTAGTGGATCCTATAGTGATCTAACAGGAAGGCCTAACTTAGACGCCTACGCCTCTAACACGGCTATGTCACTAAAGGCAGATACGACAGCTTTAAACAATTATTTGAATGTAGCTAACACAGCTAATCTTGTATCTTCTATACAAAGTCAGGGTACTGGCCAAACCCTGATTGAAAGTAAGATAAATAATATATTAACACTGAAGACATTGAAGGCCGGCGCAGGACTTACTATTGTCGAGAACAATGGGGAAATCACCATTGCAGCTACTGGCGATCTCGCAGTTGAAGATAGACTAGACTTTGGATTTGTGGATAACGATTTCGGATCTATTACAGATGATGCAGAAACAGACTCAATTTTCGATTTTGGAACTCTATAACGAATGTCTATCGAAGTAAAACTCAGACGAGGTACCGCAAACCAACACTCAGGTTTTACTGGTGTTACGGGTGAGGTGACTGTAGATATTACCAATGATACCCTACGTGTACACGATGGAGTATTAGCTGGGGGACATCGTCTTGCGAGATATAGTGAGCTCGCAGCTGCAGGCGCTAATACAGGAATGGAGCTGTCACTAGCTACCCCTACAGACGGCAGTTTAACCAATAGCGCTGCCTATGAAAGTTTCACGACAGATACAACAGTAACCGACGCTATTGATATTCTGAATCAAGTTATCAATAATGTACGCAACGACACTTTTATAAAATCAGTCACCTTTACCGCTGATGCAACTGCGGGTGGTGCTGGTACAACAGTTACTCTTTCAACAAGCGTTGATGGAACTGCAAACGAGTTTGAAATAGATTGGGGAGATGGTGGCTCCAATACTGTCACTTCTGATTCTACACCAAGCCACACATATGCTACAAATAGTGGGTCTCCATTTACAGTTGCCTTGACTGCTAGAAACACTTCAGGTAGTGGCGAGGGCATAAGCGCCGTATCATCTCGCACAGATTATATTACCATATACACAGCAACCCCTGCCGTAGACTTTGGAATGTTTAGTAATTCAGCTGGCGGATCAGCGCTTACCGGTAGCAATCTATACGTAATTGAAGGTGGAGCATTGCACCTGGACAACAATACTACTAACATTGGATCTGCTGACGTAACCTACACAGTCGACTGGGGTGATGGTACTTCAGCAGAGACTATAGCAAATGATACATCAGCAGGTGGTACTGCAGGCAGTCGACTATCTCATACGTGGGGCGCTAGCACTAGCAGCGGTACAGGTTCTGACACCATAACACTTACACTAGCTACCCACAGCACAGCCCTGCCAGCAGATATTCCATCGTCTACAACAACGTCTCTTAAAGTATACGACGACAGCCCAGCAACACCAAATGGCCTGAGCAGCAAGTCGATTACATTTAGTGGCAGCACAGGAACTAGTCCAAGGCTGGCAAGTGGGTTCGCAGATAATACGGGTGGTGCTACTTACTCAACAGGTTCATCTGTAGAACGTACTACCTCAACAAGTGGTGACATTGTCAGCTCTACTTTATCGACGCTAACATATAATGCTGATAGTGGTACGCTTTCTGCTTTAGTGAACGGAGTTTCTGATGGGGCCATTAATCTTACAAGCTCCGATCAAACAGGAAGAACTACAAGCCTTGACATCACTAGCGAAAGCGACTATAATCTATTCAACGCTTCGGGATCACCAATATCTTTCTCGAGCAGTATATACCACCCTAGCTTATATTCAGGATTCAAGGCAAGGGTGGCTATTGCTGCCAGCGGTGTCTCGATTGGTGTTAACAGCATGCAGCTGTCGCACGATGCCACGGGTAGCACCAATGTCGTTGAGTTTGTAAAAGATGATCTGACCGCCACGCCTGCTATCAATATTTCTGTAGCGTCCGTCACTGAAAACGCTGCTGGATCGTATCGATACATTAGTGGTATACCTTACTACAATAGTGGCAGTCCAAGTCTGTTATTAAGTGGATTACTTGTTGACAATCTCGTCGGACAATGCTATACTAATCAAAGTAACATTTTTGAAGTAGAAGATGGTACAAATCAAGAAGGTACAAGTAGTAGCGTTGTAGCAAGTTCAGATTATACGTATTCTGATATTGATGGATCGTCAACAATGTTGTCCGGAGGGGTACCGGTAATCAACGTAGGTACCTCAAGCATGTATGCTATTGGCAACTTGGTTGTACCTATAACAAGCTCAAACGTCAGATCGATAAGTAGGTTGAAGGCTCGGGCTAGAAATGTTAACGGGGTAGGTAGTTTTTCTGGCGACCTCCCAACCAACATACAGGTACATAAGTCGTCGCAATCAGGTATCGTAGAGCAAGCGATATCTGTATCTGACTCGCTAGGCAGTACATATGATGACGATGGCGTACGTATATTTGATTTTAGTGCTGCGACAACAGATACACCAACATACACTAGCAGCACTAACTTCTACAGTAACGATTTATATTCAGAGACATCAGATCCATCAGTTGCTGGTACTAAAGAAGCCACAATTAGATTGGGTGTTGTTAAGCACGACGTAACCGACTACAGTGCAGGCTATTTGCCTGCAGGTCCAAATCGAAGTGGAGATACTGGCACACAGTACTTTACATTTGCGTTTCGTCGTACAGCAGTTGCTAACTTTGATATAAATATAACGAGCTCAGGGATCAGGGGTCTCTGGATTGCTGCTCCGGGTACCGGTATCGACAATGCTAGTGGTTTAAATGGGTGGATTGATTCATCTATTAACTATGGTGGTAGCGGTGTGCCAGGTAGCGATACTGGCAACGGTGGTAATGGATCTAATGGATGTGCTCTTACGGGCGGAGACATAATCCAAGCAGGCACATCGTTGAGCGGGGGTTACACAATGACTCTCGGTTCTGAAAATATGTCCAATGCAACAAGCAATGTAGTTCTAGTAAGAATTGCACTTGCAAGCGGTGAATCTATATCAGCGCTTAGCATAGGAGTGGCTAGCTAATGGCAGTTTCAGACAATCAAAAGTTAGACTATCTCTGGAAGAAAATTGGTTACGGTGTTTCAAAAACCGATACCAATAATAATAAAGCCGCTCCTAATGAATCGATTAGTAGCCCGCTACTTCTTCGTGGCGATAAAGTTTGGAAAGAAGCAGCATCAATCGCTGCTGTTATGCCAGGTGCATCTAACGACTACCTGACAGTATATCCAACTAGCTCCCCACAAGAGACAACTGAAGATAATACTTCAGCTCAATATAGGACATGGAAGACTGGCTTAACAGATTGGATACCACCAGAAATTGGTAGTACCTATCAAGTTAAAGTGTATGTTCATAGCACAGGGAGTGCTGGAGCAGCCGCAGCGAGTGGCACGCAATTATTTGCCGCAGGTTCAGGTAACAGTGATGAATGGTTTTTTGACTACCAGTCAGGATTACTACACTTCATTGGTACGAATCTACCAGGAGTAAGTTTTAGCGGTAAAAGCATATATGTATCCGGTGCAAGATATACTGGTACATTTGGTGTTGGTGCAGCGGATGGTGCAACACTAAGAGACATAACCTTAGCTGGCAATACGACAATTTCTAATCTTGTATTATCGTCAGTACTAGGCACCCAGTACGGTGGAACAGGCCTGAGTTCATTTACTGAGAACGGAGTAATGATTGCTTCAAATACATCAGTATTAGGATTCGCAACTGGTACAACTGGTGAAGTACTTCAAGTAGGATCTGATGGGTCTCCTACATTCGATTCTCTTGATGGTGGTAATTTTTAGTGAATGAAAACGATAAAATTTTGGAAATTTATATTAGTCAGCAGCAAGAAAAGATCAACGAACTATCTCAACAGCTACTGATGGCCACGACGCGTAATAAATACTTAGAAGAGCAGTTGGGAATGTCGACTGAAAGACTCAAAGTATACGATAATATAAATAGAAAAAAAGTAAATGAAGTCAAAGGCTTCAACCTCAACAACAATAAGAAAGCAAAAACCTAGCAAGAAAACCCTGTAACAAACTACCCCAAACCATTTACACATAAGGAAAAAAAAATGGCCTCAGTAATTAAGCTCAAAAGAAGTTCCACTCCCGGTTCGGTCCCATCGTCACTGGAAGCTGGTGAGTTAGCAATTAACATCCCTGATAAGAAATTATTCTCGTCAGACGGTTCAAGTGTATTTAATGTATCTGGCGATCTATACAATGCCGTGACACAAGCAAACGCTGCTACCGGCGGTGCTGATATTGTATTAACAGTCGACAATGCTGCGTTATCAGATGACGTTATTAACTTAGTTGGTAGTACTAGTGTTGGCGTAAGCCGAGCTGCAAACGGCGCAATCGTTTTTGCTTCAACAGGTACTGGTACTGTTGACGGATTCAACTCAGCTGTAACTGTCCAATTGTCAGGCGATGTCACTGGTAGTGCTACATTTGATTCAGGTGGTGATGTAGCTAATATTACCACTACTATCGCAGACAACAGCCTCGTTCTAGGTACTGCTACTACTGGTGATTACGTAGCAAGCCTCGTAGCTGGCACAGACATGGTTGTCACTAACAACACTGGCGAAACTGCAACACCAACTGTTGCTCTAGCCGACAGCATTGCTGCTAACACTTCAGGTACTGCTGCTAAAGCAACTGTCTTAGAGACTACACGT